ATATTAACAACCGCCCCAATCCAATGACCGAAGAACAAAAGAAGCTGATTGAAGGAATCTACGAAGACCTTGCAAACATGGGTGTTGAGATTCAAATGACGCTTAAGGATCGCAACGGGCAAGACCCGAAGCAGTGGCCGATTGCAGGGCGCATGAAGCTGTTTGTAAACACCAATAACGATAGCGGCTCACAGGGCGGCGGGAGCGCATGGTAAGATGCAGGCCTCTGAAATTCGACGCATGATGGACGCAAATCAAACAGAATACGATGAGCTACCCGTCAACAAGCGCAGGGAGCAAGGGGCTAAGAATGGCTGGAAAGGCTATGCGCGGTGTACGTCGCGGCACTCGCAATCTTACAGCAAAGCACGCGAGGAGCTTCAACAGCGCGGCGGTTCATGTTGATCGCAAAAAAGCGATGAAGCGCGGTGCGCAGAAACACAAGAGTGTGCAGTTTGACTAGGCTTTTGCCTCGTTGCGCTTCTTGATTGCAGCCGCCTTTTTTCTCGCATCAGCCTTGCTCGATGCACCCCAACGACGGAGAGACAGCAACAAACGTGTTGGCTCTCCGTCTTTCTTTTCTGGGCCTTTCATGTTGCCCATCCGCGCTAAGAAACTTGCACGTCGCGGTGAGTCGCCAGAACTAATCGGACGCTTCAGGTCGCTGCCAGGGTTCTCTTTCTCATACGACTCGCGGCCTTTTTCATTTAAACCGCCTTTCGGGTTCTGACCCTCTTTGCGTTGCCAGGCTGGGGTTTTTGCCATTAGGCTTTCCGCTTCTTCATCGCCTTAACGTCAGCACCCGTAATCTTGTTTTTAGGCTCTGCTGCACTTGCTATCTTTTTCTGACCAGATGGCATTTTTTTGTTTTTAGCCATCATGCTCTTTCTTCCGCCACCACTACCGTATGCCATTACGATTTCTCCTTCTTGGCTTGCTTTACTTTCTCTAGCGTGCCGTAGACGTATGCCTTCTGACGCTCGCCCTTGAGACCCATCTCTTTTGCTCGCTTCATCAGGCTACGCTCCAGCTTTTTAGGCATGCTTGCTCCGCTTCCACGTTAGATAATCTGCTGCTTCCTCAAGATCGGCAAAGCATTGCACGAACTTAGACGCATTGGTTTCTTGGGGATCAATAATAACACCAATAGCATGACCATGCTGTTGCTCGTCATAGCCCTTGGTGAGCGCGTAGTGATCGAAAAACTTGTACCCACGCGCTCGTGCAAGCCACGGACAGGTTTCCATTTCTGGTAGCTCAATGTGTGACAACGCCCAGTTATGCCGATGTCCTGCAATGTACAGGTGGGCTGTCGATAGAAACTTTGCCATCTTCATGTTGGCGTGTAATGGGTTCCACTGGGAGTGCCCAGGAAAGTCATGGCTTGCAATAAATCGCATGGCAACGCCATTTTTAAATTGCAACTCGACGCGCGCAGTCCAATCCTCTTGTATCTGATGTGCGCCCTTCATCCACTGCACTGGATCACTCGCGCCAGACCACATATCATGGTTGCCGTTGATAATTAGCAGGAAGTCAGCCTCGCGGACAAACCACTCTGTAAGCTGCCATGCTTGAGACTGTGTTGTTTCTTGATCTGCATAAAGGCGCGCTAAACGACCGACCCAGTTATTTGTTGTGTCCCCAATGTTAATCGAGCGCATGCCTGGGGTGTTTTGAATGACGCTCAGATGACGCCTGAGTGTCGGCCAATCGCAACCAGCATCGTCGATGTGAGGGTCACCTAGAAATGCAAGGCCAATAGGCTTAGTCGAATCAACCTTGACGGGTATCCAACGTCTTGCATCACGCGCTCTTTTCTTGCGCTCAAACGTCGCAACCATGCGGTCAATCAATTCGTCTACTGGAGTTTCTTCGGATGGGAGGTTAGGGGCAATGAATGGGTCTTCCTCATAGTCTTGCGGCTCAAACATTTCTTTTGCTCGCAAGAGTCGATCACGGAAGGTTGTCTTTGGTAGTCCAAGTGCTTCAGCACCTGATCGCTCTGAACCAAATGCGTTATACGCATCTAGGACATCGCGCAACTCATCAAAGCGTGACATTTATTCCTCCTGGAATATTCCTGTCTTTAACTGTTCTACCAGTTCAGGGCCACGCAATCCGACTTGTTGATACCACAAACTGTCTACCAACTCGTCTGCCGCTTTATCCCATGCGCCAGCTTCTGCGGCCTTCAGCATCTTCTTGAAAGCTGACAACCGAGGCCAGCCCAAATTAAAACATAGATTTATGAAGGTTGCCTTACGCGCATCATTAAGATTGTTCCACCAAGGTATGTTTTTATTGAGTTCATCGACGACAATGTCGATGTCGTTGTCAAAAAACATCTCTGCCTCGATGGTGCTGATGCCGCGTGCATCTGTGAGCAAACGCCCGACGCCAACAGTCGGGTGCCCTGCCAGTGTGTCGCCTTGTTCAATAGGCTTGCCGGTTGCGTCGTCATAGACTGCGAGCCGCAATCCCTCGTGCCGAGTCAGTTGTTTCTTAGTTTTCTCTAGGTTCATTATTTTTTACCTTCCAACAAATCTGAGTCTGCCTTTCTTGCGCCGCCCTTGCCACTGATAAATGACTTGACGCGACCCATAGCCCATTGGTGCGCGGATACCTTAGGGCGCGAACCTGATGAGTAGTACGCACCCAGTCCACGCTTGTATACCTTTTTGAGTATAGACTCGCGCATGCCACGTGTCGGCACGCCCTTAAACTCAGCCACGACTGCGCTCCTTTGATATGCGATCCATTTCTGCTTTGGTTAATGTGCCTGCACGATACTTTTCTGCCGTGCGCTTGATCTCTTCTCTGCGCTTCTGAGGGTTTTTTGCACCACTGGTGTACTTCACCGGCACACCATCTTTCTTTTCTACTTCTGCAAACTTGCGCAGCACTGATCGTTTCATTGCTTGTTCCTCACCCAACCAACCGATTCGACTAAGCCCCCGCCAAAATAAAAACCCAAGATGAGCAGCATGGCGTAGTCGATAGAAAACTGCTCCATCACTTGAGTGATTGCACTTGCATCGCCTTTGCCAGTGAGCGTCATGGTCAGCACCAAGGCGTAGCTGCCAAGAAACGTCAGCCCAAACATGAGTGCCAGCCAGCGTTGCGCAATCTTAAAAGGCGCGTAGGCCTTCATAATTTCGACTTTCTGATGCGTTGCTGCCTTGATCGACTCTTCATCAGACGTGTGCATTGAGTCAACAAGTTCGATGCCTTTTGCGATTGCTTTGTCTGAGCCAAGAATCTTGGCAATGGTTTGGAATATCATACATAGTCCTCTAGTAATACTGCGCCCAGGTACACGCTGAGTTCGTTGTCGCTACTGCTACTCTTTGCTTCGATACTGAAGTCCTGCTTCTCGCGGATGATAAACGGCACACGCAGATCAAATTTGATGTCTTGCTGAAAGGTCGATTCCCAGAAGTGATACTCAGCACCTGTTTGTGTTATCAAGCAAGCGCGGGAAAACAGAAACTTGTTTGGGTTTACAGTGCCTGAAGTGAAATTCACCTGGTGTATGTAGACCGACTTGCCAGCAGGGACTGTATAGATCAGTGCTTGCTCTGAACCCAACCCTGCCTCGATATAGCCATAGGTTGTGCCGCCATTGGTTACGCTGATGTCGCCCACGTTGTTGCCGGTCAGTATGCGCACATCATTGATGCGGAAAAACTGGTTGGTTGTCGTGACAGGCGTTGTACCAGTTAGCACCACAACATCGAATATCTCTTGGTAGTCGGAATCTAATCCCGATATAAGCACCGTATTGGTATCATCTGCCGATGAGGATACGACGCTCATGGTTAGTGCCTGGGACGGGAATGTGTATATGCCGCCGCCATTGTTCCAGATAGTTTCGTAGCTCGTGCCAATGTTTCTGTTGAAGCCAAACTTATGCAGCAGTTGCGCTGATGACTCGCGCTTCTGCCCAATCTCAAGCATGGCATCTGGGCTGCCAATCTCTCTGCGGAAATACGCCATTAAATGCCAACCTTATCTGTTTGAATGCAGATCGCTTCGTAATTTATCTTAGGTTTTGGAAACGTAGCCAGACTACGCTCCCGCGCCTCAAAACAAACTTCCATTGTGGGAAATGGGCCACGAGGCGCAACGAAATACCGATCAGCCTCAAGCACGATTAGAAATAGCATCCACATGGCTCACCCCTTCGCGGTTGCGATTGCCCAGAAGAATAATGCGATGACAATGCAGGACGCAGCAA